GGGAGCTGTACCGATGCGCCTGCCTGTATCTCGATATCTACCGGGGGTGCTAGCTATGGTGAGAATCAAGCGCCGCAGCTGCCCCGTAGACTACCGGCTGTGCAATCAGGCGGTCACGGTATACCACCGGGACGGCAACAAAGTAACCAGAACGGTACACGATAGAGCCTTTTTGGATTACAAAAAAACCGAGAATGTGGACAAGACCGGCAGTAAGGAAGTCAATTCCTTTCTGCTGGTCATTCCCTGTTCGGAGGTGTGCGTTTATCCGGAGGACAAGGTGCTGCTGGGTGCCGGCGAGGAAATCACGGCGGCGCAGTGGCCGTCCTTCATTCCGGTGAAGGTTCCGGGGCTGGTTGTTGTGAAGTACGTTGACCCCAAATACTGGGGCGGCAAGCTGGTTCATGTGGAGGCGGGCGGATGAAAACACGGATAAAGGTTGATATGAAGCCTGTTGACACCATCCTGACAAGGCTTGGCGTCAATAAAACCGGCGATGTGCAGATGCAGCTTACCCGGATAGTGAACAAGCGGATAACGCGGTACATGCCGTTCCGAACCGGTGTGCTTTCCACGAAGCTTAAGTATATCTCAAGCCCGACAGAGATCACGGTTATGGCACCATACGCCCGGTATCAGTACTACGGCAAGGTCATGGTAAATGCCAAAACCGGAAAAGGCCCCGCTTTCATTCCGGGAGTTGGATACCGGTACAGAAAAGGGACCGTGCTGAGAGCGACTGATCGGGATTTGAACTATGACACCACTAAGAACCAGCAGGCGGGACCGTTCTGGGACAGACGCATGATGGCGGCAGAGAAAGACCAAATTGCGCACGACCTACAGGCTTATATCAACAGGAGGAGCGGAATATGACGGCGCTGGAAAAAATCAAGGGCTTTCTCGGGCAGTACCCCGGCGCGGATATCTTCCGCGATTTCCATGTTGACTACACAGACCAGATTCCGTTCAACGGCGGTGTTTTCCCATCCGGGCTTGTGGAGGTTTCCAGAACACGGGATATCCTCGGGAACACAACCGTAATCAATCAGTACAATTTCGGGCTGTACTACGTGTTCGAGAAGTCCCCGGGGGATGATACCGGAGCATCTGAAAATGCGGGCTGGGTCATGGATTTTCAGGAGTGGGTGCAGAAAATGTCCGTTATGGGCAATGCCCCCACCTTTGGGGATGACCCGAGAGCGGAGAAAATCACCGCGCAGAACGGCGTTCTGTACGGTGCAGACGAAGAAGGAACGGCAATGTACATGGTACAGCTGTCCGTTCAATTCAAAAAACGATTTATGAGGTGAAATAATGGCAGATTTAGAGTTTAATACCGCATCCGGCCAGACCGTAGACCGTGAGCTGCTGATCGCGTACCTGAACACCGGGACAACCTCTGCTCCTGTGTGGTCGCCGCTTGGTAGCCGCGTCACGGATTCCAGCATGGAATACGACTGGCAGGAGGAATCCAACAAGGATATCCTCGGTACGACCAGAAGCACGATGAAAAAGCCCATCATCACGCAGACCTTTGACCCGTGCGATCTGGACGCCGGAGACGCTGCGGTTCTGAAAGTTTGGAACCTGGCTGTCAAGGAGCAGAACGTGGCAGCACTGACCAATCAGGATATGTTGATCGTGCATCTGTACGCCGGTACTAAGGACACGGCGGCCTTTGCAGAGCGCTACAGCGCCTGTATGGTCAAGCCGTCCAGCCTTGGCGGCGAGGGCGGCGGCTTTGTTGGAATGCCGATGGACATTACATACGGCGGCGCACGCACGGTCGGTACTGCGGCGGTAAGCGCCGGAACCGTTACGTTCACGGCTGATACCTGATGCAAATACGGGGCGGTGAGAGCCGCCCCAAAATCTTTGGAGGGATTATGAAAGAACTGACACTGAATACCGGCGAAATCGAGTATAGGCTTAACGATAAATGCACGGTTCGGTTTAACCCTACAGACCCCGCATTTGCCGACCGAATTTATTCGGCGCTCGACGAGCTGTCCCGGAAGCAGGAAAGCAAGAACCCGGACAACATGAGTACAAGAGAAACGTTTGACTACCTCCGGAAGCTGGACGCAGAGATGCGGGAGACGATTGACGGTTGCTTCGATACCCCTGTATGCGAGCCGTTGTTCGGCAAAATGAGCGTGTATGCAAGCGCGGAGGGGATGCCCCTGTGGATGAATTTAATGCTTGCCATTATCGACGAGTTCGATGATGGAATTAAGCGGGAAAAGGCGTTCCACAGCGAAAAACTGGCGAAATATACAAAGAAGTACAGCCGATGATGTACGAACTTCCGGCATCTGTCAACGTATGCGGAACAGATTATGATATTGAGACGGATTTTCGGGCGATTCTGGATATATTCGGCGTTCTGGAAGACCCGGATTTGACAGGCAATGAAAAGGGAATCGGGATGCTGGGAATCTTCTATAAGGGTTTCCGGGATATGCCCGTGGAGCATTTCAGCGATGCCGTTCAAAAATGCTACTGGTTTATCAACGGTGGCAGTGACGAAAGATGCAAAAGCACCACGAAGCTGATGGACTGGGAGAAAGATTTCCCGATTCTGATTGCCCCGGTAAACCGCATTGCCGGTACGGAAGTCCGCTCCATGCCGTATCTGCACTGGTGGACATTTCTTTCATATTACATGGAAATCGGGGATTGCTTCTTTGCGCAGATCGTGCGGATACGGGATTTGAAAGCAAAAGGAAAGCTGAAAGACAAAGCGGATAAGGAGTTCTACCGAAGAAACAGGGACGCTGTGGATATAAAGACGCAGTATTCCGACACGGAGAACGAAATTATAAAGGCGTGGACGTGAAAACACCCGCAATTTCAGCCATTTTTTCCACGTCGTCACGGCTCCAGAGAAGAACACCAGTTGCATCTGCTGCTTGCTTTGCGCCTTCCGTAAAATAGCGATTTGTCATTACAGCACCAACGTGACAATGGTAGATTGTTTTCCCGGTGTTAACCTCCTGCACTGGCTTATTCCCTAGATCTGTTGCGTAGCACTTACACTGTATCGCATACTTTATGCCGGCTTTTTTCGCGAGTATATCAACGCCCTGATCGCCGCTACCCTGGGTGACCTCGACATCAATAAACCCGTTTTTACTCAAAATATCGGCACACCAGAATTCAAAAGCGTGTCCTTCCATGCAATCTATGGCAGACATTCCCATTTTTTGCACCGGGCGGACAATCGCACCATGCTGATTGCGGATAACCTTCCACGTAAAATCGGGATACTTTTTAACAAATCCAAGTTCTTCTAACTCATTTGCTAAGTCAGACGCCACGTTAAAACTCCGTATTTCAAGCTTTCTTTGAAGCATGGAGATTGAAAAAGGTTCGAGATTCGGTAATAGCTGTATTGCATCACGAACCATTTGCGGGGTGACCTTTCTGGCAAAGTAATACCTCTTAGAAAGATACTTTACACTCAGAATTCCGCAAACTATTGGAACAACGAGGATAGTTATTGTATACCCAGCGCCAACAGTGATTTTCCCGTTTTCGTTCGCAGGCAAAATAGCCGTGGCAAGAGACAGAATAAGAAGAGCGGACAAGAACCACGCTACGGAAAAAATGAATACTGTTTTCAGTTTTTTCATAAGGCAATCCCCCAGTGCATTATTTTATCATTTAATTTCAACAGTTCCTATAGCGCATTAAAAGAGCAGGTGATTATATGGCAAATGCTGACGGTTCAATCATTTTTAGCACGGAGATCGACAACAAAAAAGCACAAGCTGAGCTTGATAAACTGGAAAAGAAAATAGCTTCTCTGGAAATCAAAGCAAGCCAAGCCGGGGCAAAGAAAATACCTCTAGAGGAGCAGGCCGATGCTTTGGGCGTGGCACTGGATGACGCAAAGCAGAAGCTCGAAGCGTTAAAAGCCAGTGGCGCATCTCCCGGTGCGATAGGGGCGCAATCGGAAACGGTTACTTCGCTACAGTACCAGTGGGATCAGGTTAACAACAAGATTGACAGATATAACCGCGAAATTGAAAAGGCCAACGGTGATATTGATGTCTCCAAGAGCCGGGCGGGAGAACTCGCCGCGCAACTCGCTTCGGCGGGACGCAATACCGAGAAAATGAGCGCTGGGGTCAAAAAGGCGGAAAAAAGCGCGAAAACCTTCGCCAGCCGAATGAAATCTGTCGTTCGCTCTGCGCTTGTGTTTACAGTTATTACGCAGGCGCTTTCAAAGTTTCGGAATTGGATTGGTGATGTGATCAAGGTAAGTCCGGAAGCAACGGCGGCCATTGCAAGGCTCAAGGGCGCTCTGCTTACACTGGTACAACCATTGGTAAATATCATCATACCAGCGTTTACGAAGTTCGTCAACATCCTTGCCGCAATAATTAACAAAATCGCAAGCGTGTTTGCAGTGCTGACGGGAAAGACCGTAGAATCGTCGAAAGCGGCAGCAGAGGCATTAAATAAGCAAACATCCGCGCTTAACGGAACGGGAGCGGCTGCAAAAGAGGCAAAAAAGCAACTGCTCGGATTTGACGAGATCAACCAGCTGACCGAAGATACGTCTGGCGGCGGCGGAGGATCTGGCACGATAGCACCCGATTTTTCCGGATTTGATGATACAGAGGACGAGTTAAACACCATTCTCGGACTTGTTGGAGCTATAGCAACCGGCCTTCTGGCATGGAAAATTGCAAGCCTGTTTACCGATAGCCTGAGCATGATCGGAGGTATTGCGCTTGCTGCCGCAGGCGCGTTCGCACTGGTTTATTTTTGGCTTGACGCATGGAACAATGGCATTGATATGCAAAACTTCCTCGGTATGCTCGCTGGTGTCGCCGCTCTAGCCGGAGGTCTTGCCATTGCGTTCGGGTCTACCGCCGCAGGCATAGCGCTTGTAATAGGCGGCCTTGCAATGCTGGTTGTTGGAATAAAGGATGTCATTGAAAACGGATTTACCCTTGAAAACACGTTAACCATCATTGCCGGACTTCTGGCAGCTGGGCTTGGAATTGGCCTGTTAACCGGCAACTGGATTCCTTTGTTGATTGCCGGTATTGCCGCCGCGCTTATAGCGCTGGTTTCCTTTACCGGGCATGGCGAGGAACTAATCAACGGATTAAAGGAGACTATCGACGGATTCGGTAAATTCTTCAAAGGCGTTTTTTCCGGGGATATGGAGATGACTGCCGAAGGATTAAAGCAGATATGGGACGGCCTTAAAAATACATGGAACGCTGTCATTGATTCAATCAGGGACGCATGGAATATGTTCATCGAGTGGCTGCGCGGGAAAAATCCAGAATTAGCCGCAATTTTTGAGACATACGGGAAACTGGTTTCCGACCTTTACAACTCCGTGAAACAAATCCTAGGCGGCATTATCACATTTATTTCAGGAGTATTCACGGGGGACTGGGATAAAGCATGGGAGGGCGTAAAGCAGATTTTCAAGGGCATATGGAACGGTATTGTATCGATTCTGGAGGGCGCGGTAAATCTCATCATCGGCGGCATAAACTGGATGATTCGCCAGCTGAACAAAATTCAGATTAAAGCGCCGGACTGGCTTGGCGGCGGCACAATTGGCTTTAATATTCCTGCAATCAGCACCGTCAGCATTCCCCGACTGGCGCAAGGCACAGTTATCCCGCCTAACCGTGAATTTTTGGCCGTCCTGGGCGACCAGAAAAACGGCACAAACGTTGAAGCCCCTCTGGAAACCATTAAACAGGCCGTTGCGGAGGTGCTTTCGCAGAACGGTTCCGGCGAGGAAATCACGATCAAGTTCACCGGCGACCTTGCGACGCTTGCGCGGGTGCTGACACCTGAGATCACCCGTCAGCAGCGCCGGACACAGCGGGCATTGGGGGTGTAGTATGGCAAAACCATATTTCAAAATCAACGGCGTGGACATCCTCCACCTCACTCAGGAGGGCGGAATAAAGTGGCAGCGCAACGATGTGGAAAGCCCCAACGCTGGGCGAACCATGGACGCTACCATGCACCGTGGCCGGGTGGCGCAGAAATACCGGGCTGATATCACGTGCATGGATATGAACCGCGCGGAAGAGCTTGCGCTTATGGCGCTGATAAACCCGGAGTTTGTCACAGTGGAAACGAACCTACATCCGCTATACGGGAGCCAGATGGCGCAATATTATTCCAACAACGTTCCCGCTTCGATCTCCTACGTTGACCCCGATACCGGGGAATCGGTATGGACGGGTATTTCCTTCCCGCTGATCGAGCAGTAAGGAGGCAATATGCAGAAAACATCTGCTCTGTATAGAAAAATCCTTGCGGGCATCCACACGAAGGAAACGCGGGTTTCTATCGGCGATACTGGCTTTCTTGTGGACAAACGGGGAAACGGAATCACGTTCGGCGGCACCCGCATTCTGGTTGGGGCTTCCGGCGCAGATTCCGGATACGGAATGAACATCCTCGCGTCGGTAGAAACTACCGGCGCGATTTTCGATGGGAACGAGCCGACCGTCGGCAATGTAATAAGCCGAGAGTGCGACATTAAAATGCTGAAACCCTCTGGGAACATTGAAGGAATGTCCCGGATTGCGGTTTATGTAAGGCTTGTCAGCGATGACGGCGAATACTCTGAGTGGCTCCCGCAGGGCGTATTTTATGCGGATTCCATTGACCAGGACGCTGACGAGGACGATGTGCAGTGGCTTAAAATCCACGGCTACGACGCTATTCTGTTCGCTGAGCAGGATTACCCAGCAGACAGCAAGCTGGCGTGGCCAGCAAAGGATATAGACGTTGTGCGGGAGATTGCCCAGGCAATGGGCGTGACGGTAGACCCGAGGACGGCGGAGATTATGCGCAGCGCCTATCCTGTCCAGTACAATCCGGAATATACTTGCCGGGAATATCTTGGATATATCGCCGCCATGTACGCCGGGTGCTTTCTCATGAGCGAATCGGGGGAATTGCTTCTGGTATGCTTCTGGAATATCCCAAAAGAAACCCGCTACCTGATCGATACCCACGGCTACGCCATTACGTTTGGAGGTGACAGGATCGTTGTCTGACGTGATCAATGTCCGAAAATCGCTTTCGTCGCTGGAAAAGCAAGACACTTTCAACGGATATTCAAAGGTCGTTGTTGTCGTGTCAGATGAAATGGAATACTCAGCCGGAACCGACAGCGGGCGAACACTTACTCTGGACTGCCCGTGGGGTACACAAAAAATGGCTGAGGATATTCTATCGAGAATCCAAGGCTTTCAATACCAGCCGTATACCGCCGATGGCGCACATATCGACCCGGCGGCGGAGATCGGAGACGGATTTGCCGCCGGAAACTTATACAGCGGGATATACTCCAAAAACGTTTCCCACGGGGCACTGTACACGGCGAATGTATCCGCGCCCGGCGGCGAAAAAATCAATTATAAGTACGAGTACAAAACGCCTACGCAGCGCAAAATTGAACGCCACTATTCCGAAATGAAGTCCACGTTCAAGGTTCAGGCCGACCAGATTTCCGCCGAAGTCTCTGCCCGTATCGAACAGGGAGATGAACTCACCTCGCGGCTGGACATTCAGAGTGACCAGATCTCCGCGCGGGTGACCAAAACCGGAGGTAGTAGTTCGTCCTTTGGCTGGGAGCTGCTTGACGATTCCTGGACGGTCAAGGCCAACAATACCACGGTGTTCCGGATCACCAAATCCGGTGCAGAAGTCCGTGGAAAGTTCATCGCCTTAAGCGGCAAAATCGGCGGTCTTGATATCCAATCCGACTACCTCAGCTATAACAATCAGGTCTGGAACGGCACCAACAGCCGGGGTATTTACATTGGTGTCAACGGCATTCAGTGCGGCTCTGAGGCTAACGGTGTGCAGATTACGCCGACCGGGAATCTGTACGCTGAGAATGGCTATTTCCGGGGAAGCGTCAGCGCCGGAAGAATTGACTATGGCGGCGACGATGGGTATTTCAACGGCGGCGGCATTACTTCCGGCAGTATCTCAGGCGGCTACGGCGGGCAGATATATGGCGGTTCTATCGGCAATTACGCAGTATCCGGCGGTATCAACACCTCCCTTGGGTATGCGGATTTTGCAAATGGTGTGTTCAATGGATGGAATACTGCAAGTTACGTTGATGCGGCCGTATTATTTGCGTCGAGCTTCTATTTCAAAGACTACGAAGTAGCTTGGCGAACAATCACGGACGGAAACGGATTATCACAAACTGTATTAGTGAGGGCTTAAGTATGGAAAAACTGAAAACCGCAACAGGAAAAGAATTCAACTGCGATTATTTCAACCCTTTCCCCCAGGCGGGGCAGATAAACATCCGCATTCTCGGGGAATCCCTGGCGACGATTGCCACGGTATTTGCAAATCCCGCTGAAACAGTGCAAATGTGGTGGGAAGGGCAGTACGCCGCCCAATATACGAAGATAATCGCTATCGTACCGGAAACCGGCGCGGTGCGTGTGGTGCTGGGAAAGGAGTAAAAATGAACCCTGTAATGAAACTTAGGGCAGTCCTGAACACTCTTGAGGGCGTTCAGGTCGCAGGACGGGAGAACTGGGACAGGATGCTGGGCAGTATGCAGGCCATTGAAGAAGTGGTGCAGGTGCTGTCTGCGCTTCCTGCCCCTGACAAGGAGACTGAACAGGAGGAATCAGATGGCAGATAAAGCAATATCCGAGCTGATTGCAGCAGAACAGATAAAAGCCGCTGACCTTTTCGTCCTGGAACAGGACAGCGCGGCAAAGAAGCTGACGGGACAAATTCTGCTGAACTGGCTGACCGCAGCCGCTGACGGCCATGGCGGTATCAGCAGCATCGTGAAGCATTCCACCAGTGGCCTGACGGATACATACCGTATCACCATGGCGGACACCACTACCTCTGACTTCACCGTAAAGAACGGGCGGGGCATTTCAGCCATTGCCAAAGTCTCCGTCAGCGGGCTGGTAGACACGTACCGTATTACCTATAACGATAATACCACCAGCACGTTTACCATCACGAACGGCGCGAAAGGTGACAAGGGCGACAACGCATACGTCTGGATTCGGTACGCGGCGCAGAAGCCCACGGCAGCTTCTCATAGCTTCGGTGTCCTCCCTGACAATTGGATGGGCGTATACAGCGGCAATTCCGCAACTGCCCCAACGGACTGGACGAAGTATCAGTGGTTCGAGATCAAGGGCGAAAAGGGCGACATCGGGAACCCGGCGCTGTTGACCAGCCAGTCCGTAACATATCAAGCCAGCACATCCGGGAATGTTATACCGTCCGGAAACTGGCAAGGCAGCATTCCCACGGTAGCACAGGGCGCTTACCTGTGGACGCGAGTTGCAATGACGTTCAATTCCGGAAACCCGATTTATGCCTACTCCGTCTCCCGTATGGGCTTGGATGGCACCGGAGCTGTATCCAAAGTGTGCGGCAAAGAACCTAACTCCAATGGAAACGTTGAGCTAGAAGCTGAAAATGTTGGGGCATTGCCTAGTGCTGGCGGTTTAATGACCGGAAATATTGTCATGAACTCCCATCAAATTAAAGCATTAGGTGCGCCCACGGACAGTGCTGATGCCGCAACCAAGGGGTTCGTAGATACGGCGTTAAGTAATGCCAAAACGATTGCAAAGACTGCAACGTTAACTGCTGCTGGTTGGTCTGCCAGCGCCCCGTATACCCAGTCTGTTACGGTCTCCGGTCTGACGGATACAAAACGTGCGATGGCTTATCCAGTGTACGGGAGCAACACGGCCACCAATCTTGCGCTGAAAGAGGCGTGCGGTATGGTGAGCTTCGCTTCCCGGTCAGGCGGCGTGCTGACGTTTACCTGCCTTGAGGACAAGCCCACGGTGGACATTCCGATTACGGTGGAGGTGTACGTATGAGTATTGCAGTGCCTTTATATGGATTTGGTGCCAGCGGCGGCACAGGCGGCACCCTGACCGTCACAGCTCCAGCAAACGTCACGGTGACTGTTTCCAAGGACGGCAAGAGTAAGATCAAGAACTCCGGCACCAGCGGCGTGGTTGTCTTCAAGGGGCTTGCAAGCGGGACGTGGACAGTTACCATCACCAGTGACGGCAAGACCGCCCAAAAGAATGTTGTGGTCACAACCGATTATTCCACCGTGATTGCATTTTTCGCAGCTACTATCAACATCACCTATCCCGCCGGTTCGACCTGTACTTGCTCTGACGGCACAACAACTCTATCCGCCCCCGACACCAGTGGTACATGGGCTTGTATCGTACCGAACGCAGGGACGTGGACGGTGAGTTCCACCGATGGGGATAAGTCAAAAAGTGCCGATGTCGTGATAATTACCAACGGCCAGACCGAGAGTGTTACGCTGCTATATATCACTTATCTGTTCAAGGACGGTGAAACTTATGATTCGCTGACCGGCGGATGGGGTGGGACGGTTAACGCTGAAAAGCAAGCACTAGAGTTTCTTGTCGCAGCGGGAAAAACAGTCAATATGGCTACGAAAAGCAAGGTTGATATGACTGACTACAGCACCATATCCGCTAAGACCGACGCAAATATTCGTGGCGTTTCTCTTTCATTGATTATTGAGGATTCCTTCGCATCGAGTAGACCGTTGGCACAGGCAGCTCTCGCTACTGCCTCGGATGAAGTAAGCCTCGATATATCCAACATCACCGGTAGCCACTTAATCCGGCTCGCTTCGTACTCTGAAAAAGGCGACATCCGGTACGTCTACGAAGTCTCTATGCAGTAAGGGGGCTGTAACGCTTGAAAACAATTTATATTGGTTCAGAATTTAAGTGCTACGTTACCTCTGGTGAAGGCCTGACGCCTATTGAAACGGATTCCTTCGACGGTAAGTGCGACGCCTATATTGAGGGTTATCGCTTCATCCCAGCAGGTCAGACGTGGACACGCGCCGACGGCGTGATATTTGCCGGTGAGATGATCGCCCCGTGGAAGCCGTGGGCAGAGTTGGACACCGCCCAACGGGAGTATGAGCGGGAGCAGTATCAGGCTCTCGCTGCTCAGAACGCCGAGTACGAAGCCGCATTATCCGAAATCGAAACCGCTCTGGGGGTGAACGCATGACCATCGAAGAACGGAAGCAGAGAATCCTCGCGAAAATCGCGGAAATGAAAGCCAGCGGCGGCGAGGAACAGCTGAAAGAGCTGGATGAAGCCTACAAGAAAGGGGTTGACAGTCTGTGACACAAGAGGAAAGAAAAAGCATCATGTATGCTCAGGGGCGGGCGAACGCGCTTGCCTTGCAGGAGAAAGCCCCCGACATGACAGGCACCGAACTGAACGCGGCGGATAGCGACATTCCCAGTTTTAAGGCCGCTGTCGCAAACAAAAACATGCTGGAGCGCAAGGCCGGGTTTGTGTGCCGGTCATCTGCTGGGCGTGTGGTGCGGCTGGTGCAGCCCTATGACAGCACTATCTACACCCAGGAGCCGGAGGAACTTCCCGCACAGTGGGGGTTTGCTTGGAGCACCGACCCAGCAAAAGCGTTGCCGTTCGTCGCCTTGGCTACCAGCCCCTACAATAATGGCGACTGCTGCACGGAGGGCAGTAAAGTGTATCGCTCCACGTTGGACAATAATGTATGGTCGCCGTCCGCATACCCTCAGGGCTGGGAAGAGGTGAACGTATGACGGTAAAGCAAATTCAATGCCTTCTGACCTATCTGGGCTATTCTCCCGGCACGATTGACGGCATTGATGGCAGAAATACCCAAGGGGCAATTCGGGCGTTCCAAGCCGACTACGGGCTTACTGTGGACGGGATACCGGGAGCCGCTACCCAGAAAATGCTGATCGGCGCGATCGCCGGGACGGCGGTAAAAGTAGAGAAACCGGAGGCCAGCACCGAACCGAAAACCGGGACGTTCTGGGACGATATCAAGTACTTCACCCGGGAGGAGTTCCGGTGCCAGTGCGGCGGGAAATACTGCAACGGCTTCCCCGCAGAACCCGCAGAGGAAACCGTCCGCATGGCCGATGAGATACGCCGTCGGGCGGGGGTTCCCCTGAATGTGAATTCCGGTGTGCGGTGCAAGCGGCACAACGCCGAGGTTGGCGGGGTATCCAACTCCCTGCACACCATGGGGCAGGCTGTAGACCTCTCAGGGGCTATCCCCCCGGAGAAACTGTATGCCATAGCCCAGGAGGTGCAGGCCGAGAAAATCCCCGGACGGGGTGGCCTGGGGCTGTACGGATGGGGCATTCACGAGGACAACGGGAAGTACAGCCGGTGGAACGGCTGAGAAGGGAGTATGCCAATGGAAGAAACGGAAATCGCCGGGCGGCTTTCTGCGGTAGAACAGCGGAGCAAATCCAACTCCCACCGGCTGGACGCTCTTGAGAAGCATACGGAAGCGCTGAACACGCTGGCAACGTCTGTTGCCGTCATGGCGGAGAAGGTGGAAGTTACCGGGGAAAAGGTTGACGGCCTCTGCACGGACGTGCAGGAGCTGAAATCAGAACCCGGCAAGCGGTGGAAGTCGGTGGTAGAAAGGGTCATCTACATTGTCGTAGCCGCTGTTGTAGGGTTTATTCTTGCTCGGCTTGGGCTGGGCTGATTTTTAAGGAGGAAAACAAAATGATTAACTGGATTGTACGTATCAAGAACAAGAACTTCTGGCTGGCCGCGATTCCCGCGCTGCTTCTGCTGGTGCAGACGGTGGCCGCCCTGTTCGGCTTTACGCTGGACTTGGGCGAGATTGGCGACAAGCTGCTGGCCGTGGTAAACGCCGTGTTTGCCCTGCTGGTGATTCTGGGCGTGGTCAATGATCCTACCACCGCCGGTATCGCTGACAGCAAACTGGCAAGAACTTACATTTCTCCCAAGGAGGACTGATGTGATAAGTGGATAAAGTCCGATGGAATCGGGTGATTCTGGATGAGTTCTGTTCTCTGGCGATTCTTACGCCGCTGGAGGAAAAGATCATCCGCACCCGAGCCGCCGGATGGAGCCAGACAAAACAGTGCCACAAGTTTTGTGTGTCCCAAGCCACTATCACAAGAACGGTTAAAAAGTTGCGGATAGAATACGAATTGTGCAGAAAGTACAGTGACAAGCTCCCTGAAAATCTGAAATTCTGATTCTGCGTGACGATTTATTGACGATTTATTGACGAAATCCCGACGAGTAGATGATGATTCTACCGTCGGGATTTTTGTTATTCTATAGGTAGAAGGTGGCCACCTCCTAATATTTTGAAGGAGGACTTCTAAACTATGGAAGTAGAAAAGGATTATGCAAGCAAAGGCGTAGCCGGTGCCGGTCTTGGCACGGGTATTGCCGGTCTGGCGCTGGGCGTGATGAACGCTGCGGGCGGCCTGGGCGCTCTGGCTCTCGGCAACCGCAATTCTGCTCCCCCCGCTCCCGTAATGCCCGCCATGCCCTATGGGGTTGGCTACGGCTGGGGCGGGTGCAGCGAGAACATGCCCGTGAGCCGGTATGAACTGGATCGTGAGCAGCAGCTCGCCGCCAAGGATTCCGAAATCGCGCTGTTGAAGGCAAACGCCTACAACGACCAGAAATCCATTGAGCTGTACGCTTACATTGACGGACAGCTCAAGGACATTCGCAAGACCTTGTGCGATCAGGCCGTACACAATCAGCGCACTGAGGACAGCTTCGCGCTGGTTCGTCAGGACGTGGAATGCGTTCGGGCTGAGTTGTCTAAGGACATCAAGATCGAGGCAGAGCGGCGTTGCTGCGCTGACAATTCCATCGTGACTTACGCCAACGCGACCTTCTATCCGAAGCAGGTTGCCGACGTGACCACCGGAACCGGCACCACGGCACAGACGCTGTACAACCCCCTGCCCAAGTGCGGCGGGTGCTGCAACGGTTGATTCCCGGCAATTGGGGCGGCAGCCGCCGCCCCATACTTTCAAGGAGGTAATTCATGATTCCTATGGAAAACGTGCAGGCAGGGCTTGCAAGATTCATTGACAGAAGCATTGCTCCAAGTCTTTCCGGCTGGGACAGAGTTCTGGTTGCCGGGGCTGGGGGGCTGCTTGCCGCAAATTTCCCGAAGATTATTGCCCAATACGCAGATCACCCCATGGTAAAGGCGCTGGGCGTTTACGATATGGAGCATGGCACGGTGGATGTTGACGCCCTGTACAACGCCGCAAAGCCATACATGGGGACAGAGGCGCTGCCCGTGAAAATCCCCGGAATCGGGCTTACGCTCAAGCTGGGGAAACAGGACATTGACACGCTGTATGCGTACATTCAGGAGGGCATCAGATGAAAGAAATCAAACTGCTGATGGAGCACATTGAGGACGAGCTGGAAGACGCGCACACCTACGCGGAGCTGGCCGTGGAATACAAGCACGACGACCCGGAACTGGCAGACCTGTTTTACAGGCTGAGCGGGGAGGAAATGAACCACATGAACGCCCTGCACAAGGCCGTTGTTTCCCACATCGAGGAATACCGCAAGCAAAAGGGCGAGCCGCCTGCGGCCATGATGGCCGTCTATGAGTACCTGCACAAGCGGAATATTGAACGGGCGGAGAACGTCGGAGTGGTGCAGGGGCTGTATAAGCGGTAAGCGTGGCAAATTCCGTTGCCAATCCGTTGCCAATTTGCACCCTAAAAACGTACCGCACGCGGGAAAATATTAAAATCTGCGGTAATATTTTCCCGCAGAATAGTTCGGAGAACGTGGGAATATAGCTGATAAAGCAATAAAAAAGCCCTAGAATAAGGTTCTAGGGCTTTTTCTGCATGGTGACCCGTACGGGAATCGAACCCAGCGAATTATTTCTTAAACATGTTGCGCCTCTAATGGATTCTATTTTTCGTTTCCAACTTTGTTGCCAATTTTACCGTTCGCCGATGGGCTGGACGAGAAAAAGTTCCGGAAGTCCTGCGCTCTTTTGGCAATATCCTTCTGCGCTAAGTGCGTGTAAATTTTGTGCATCGTCCCGTCATCTGCCCAGCCGCCGATTTCCATAGCTATCTTTTCCGGGATTTGGAGATGGTAAGCCAGAGATGCAAAGCTGTGCCGCAATCCGTGATTTCCAACTTTTGGTAATCCATTTGCCGAACAGATTTCGTTTATCCTCGTCCCCACCCATCCGCCGGTCAGGTTGACAACATATCCCTCTCTGTGATCAACCAGTTTCAACGCCTCCATCAGCGGTTCGATGATTGGCACGACGCGCCGGGAAGAATCGTTTTTGTTCTGCTTCTTGTGAACCAGTTTGCCGCCGTCTCCGGCCACTCTTGCTCCGCGAACGTATATGATCTCGTTTTCGAGGTCAACGTTGTCCCACGTCAGCGCAAGCATTTCAGACCGGCGCAAACTGGACAGTTCCAGCAGAGCGGCTATTTCTATCGGTTCGCCCTTTATGGCGTTTACAAACACCGGTATCTGGTCTGGGTCGAGGAACGGCTTTTCGTTATATTCCTTTTCCGGCAGGGTCACGCGTGGTCTGCGTCCGGTTTCCTCGAATATCGCGGCGGAGATTAGCATCCACACATTTTTGATATATTTCGGGGACAGCGATTTTGCTTCCCTACGGATGGCGGCTTGCCACTGTTCGTCCGTGGTGGTGTACACGTCAGCCGCCATCATGCTTTGGAAGCGCTGCTTGCGGTAGGATTCATACGCATAAATCGTTGACGGCGACTTAAACCCATTCCTGGCGGCTATATATTTATCAAGCGCGTCCCCCAGCGTCTTCCCCCGCTTACCGGGCGCGGCCTTTGCTTCGATAACGCCGTTTTTCAAGGCGAGATATTCGGCCACGCATTCATCATATGTATCTTTCGTAATCGATACGCGGCGATTCTCTATCAATACACGTGTGTGCCACGCCCCAGAGGGGAGCTGCTTAATTTTTGGGAGCCTGATTTCCGGCTCATTCTTTCTTTTTGCCATAAGGAATCCCCCTTTACATGCGGTTAGAAAAAATGGCAGACCGCCGAAACGGTCTGCCACTGTTTTTGAGAACTAGGTGGGGCGACGCTCCCACATCTCCTAACAAGGGCGACGGCTGCCCGTTCCGTCTTCTAGTCCTTTCTGCTTTTGAGCAACGCGGCCTTGGTTTCGATAATATTTAACGGACTATGTAGAACCCCACGTTCAACCATGTTCAAGTAGGCAAGCGCTTTTACACGGATGTTTTTCTTTATATTTTTGTTTTCCAAAACATAAGGCACATTGTTGATATTGTATGGGCGTAGTACATGTTCCGGGAGGACGGGGAACATATCGCAGATAATAAAAGCCCTGTCTTTTCCGTATATCGGCGCTATGAGGTAATGCACGCAGTTTCCGGAGCCGTGCCGCCTCTCACTTTCATATATCAGCCGCTTGTATTTATCTACGTTGGTACTCATTGGAACCATCCATAGGACACCGGATTTGTCCGCCATAGCGTAGTAGTGGGGGCGGCTCTCCTGCTTATTCTTCATATAGCGGTTGTTCCCGTATTTTTCAAAGAAAGCATCACGGATTATGTATATTCCGGAGTCCTGTATCTCTGTCATTTGTTATCCCCCAAAAAAGAATGCCGAACCGGCATGGCGGCCAGTCCGGCATTTTCAGGCCGGAGTTTTGTATCCCGCTCCCGGCAAGCGGCAGTCTCACAACAAGCCGAAGTCTTATATCCCGCTCTCGGCAGGCGGCAAATTAGGGCGGACGATGAACGTCGTCTATATAGCGTAGGTGGTTATCCTACGTCTATATTGTACCCCGAGAAATGGAAAATAGCAATAGACAGATTGACCAAAAACGGAAAAATATTTCCGACAATCGTAAAAATTTATCTTACCTCTGAATCCATCCGGTTCCCGGGTGCATGATATCGAAGATGAGCCAGCCTACTAGGAAGATTACCAGCACCGCAATGGAAATGCCCATAATCAGAATCCCCCGCCGATTCTGGCGGTTGAGAATGCTGTAGTGCGTTTGCAGCTGCATGGTGTGCCGCCTGTAGTCCTCGCTCTGGCGGATGATCGTTGCCTGAAGATATTCCACATATTCCTCCATGGACTGGCCGGGGGCAGGTAGCACAGGGTGTTCCTCCGGGGTGTACTGCACGGCGGCCTCAATGCTCTGCACAAGCCTTGCCGTCGGCTCCGTCGCACCATTCAGGGCGCGGCAGATCGTGGCCTTGGATACGCCGCAGGTTTCTGCCAACTCCTGCTGGGACATGCCCCGCTCCTTCCGCAGGGCTTCCAATTCTGATAAATGCTCGGAAATATTCATAAAACCGCCTCCAAAAACGGAATGTTTCACATATGGAACGATTGTTGCGAAAATGGAACGGGAATTTCACATCTGGGGCTTTACGAAACGCCTGTGTGTGGTGTATGGTGGTATTGCAACCGGCAAGGGACACACGTCGTTACCGGCGGCAAGCCCCGTCACCTTGTGGCACGGGTGGCGGGGCGTATAGCCCTAACGAATACGTAATTCGCGGTGAAAGTATTGAAGGGAACTGCATGAACGGATCATGTCATAATGCTTGTTATCCGGATACTTCACGGCATTCCTGTACGCAATCAGGAATTTCCGCATTCCGTTTGTGATCAGCGCATCTTTCCCTTTCAATATATTGAATTCTTCCTGCTCGATGGTCGGTGTGCTTGAATTGATAAACCGCCATTCGGAGATGACGACGGCTTTTGAATAGTCCAGCCCAGCTTCGCCAACGGTAAAGAATGCCCACTTGTGGGGAATATGGTGGCGAAAAGGAATTGCGAATGTAACGCCGTCAACTTTAACCGCCAAACAGACATACGGCCTTGTCTGCTTTATCAGAATCTCTTCACAGCCGTGATACCTTTCGTAGAAGACCGGGGACAGGGTGATCAGCTTCATCTATCTCTCTCCTAAAAAAGACGCCCCCTGTCGAAACAGAGGGCGTGAAAATCAATCGAGCTTTCTTTTGATTATGCTGCTCGCGCTCTACGAGCAAATCATCAATTGAGCTTTCTTTTTCCCGCAGAAGCCTCGCTCTAAGGCTTCATCATCGTGGAATTATCCACACCCTCATTATAAAGCCCGAATATTCAGTTGTCAACCACTTTTAAAAATTTTTTTGAATCAGAATTCAATTGTCATCTTCATTCAAAATCATACCACGTTCGACATATAATTTCAACGAAAAGAAAAATTTTTGTGCATTTTTCTAATTAGTCCGGTTTATTGGACACATGACGTGCTATTATACGCTACGTAATCAAACAAACGTTTATAAATACATAACGGAGGGACAAAACATGCAAGCGAAAGAAGAAATTAAGAAGCCTATCGAAGAGATGACGGAGCAGGAATTAGACAGGGAGATCGGAGAACGCATCCAGCTGCTGACAGATGAAGAAAAGGTAAAGCTTGTGCGCCTCCTTCTCGAACTGGCAGCATCCGAATGAGCGTGTAACCGTTCAATGGTTATCTCCCCTCTGTAAGCCCTCTCAGCTGGGCAAGAATTAACCGCTTGTGTTCTTCGGATAAACTCTTGACCAGCGCCATGATTTGACTATCCAATTCGGACAGCTCGCCGGAATCGGCGGGCTGTTCTTTTTCGTCGCGCTCTCTACGAACGTCGTATCCCATAAGCCACGTTTCGCTTACATTCAGTGCCAATCCGAGGATGGTCAACTTTTCCTGCCTCGGCTCAACCTTCCCGCTTACGTACTGGCTGAGATCGTTTTTTGCCAACTTAACACCGTATTTCTCGCAAAAAGGTTTGGCAGCTTCAAGAATATCGACTTGTCGAAGCGACCTTTCATTCATGATCTGCTTTAATCTTTCACTTGTGCTACTATTTTTCATTTGCTACACCTCCGGTAACTGAATAATAGCACACATTGAACTAAAGTTCAAGAGCCAAATAAAAATAATTCAATTTTTTTGAACAAACTAGTTGACAAACGGGAAATTATGGTGTATACTTAAGCCAGTTCAAGAGAATTGAACCGAAAGTGAGGTGAGAATATGCCGTACAATTATTCCAAACTGCTAGGCCGCATTGTTGAAAAGGTTGGTACGCAGAGCAGGTTTGCCGAAAGAATGGAAATGTCCGAACGCACCATTTCCTTAAAACTTAATGGAAAAGTTGGCTGGAAGCAGACTGAGATAGCAAAAGCCTGTAACGTTCTCGATATTCGGGACGTTGAGATTCCCAATTATTTTTTTGCTTTATAAGTTCAAAGATATTGAACAATAGGCCGCACAAACAAGCCTAGAAGGGGGTGAAAAAATGAAAAATTATCTATTCCCCAGAGGGTGTGATTCAGCACGTGTAATTCCCGTCATTGAAACACGGTCTGCGCGCGGGTCTGGTGCAGTGGATCAGCCGACACGGGTTGTCGTGGAATACTGGTCTTTGGCCGGGGAGAAGCTGGCAGAGCGCGATACCTATTTGCAGGGGATGGCTTCGGCTTCCTCGAAAGCAAGTTCCGATTCTACGTAATTCAGCATGGCCTTTATGAAGCGTTTCATATCTTCAATGCCGAGATCGTCGTGCTTTCTTACATAGTGCGTTTCGTCGTTTCCAATCCATGCCGACCGCTCAGCGAGAACCTTGAGCCTTTGGTCTTCCAGCTTTTTGATGCACGAACCGAGCGGCTCCGCGAGTATCTTATCGGTATTATCTGGATTCTTATGCCGCAAATAGTCCTTTACCAAAAACTCCAGGGCTTTTCGATAGCCAACCCCGCAGATGCGATACAACCGTTGAGATTCGGCAATTTCCGCCTGCGCATAGGTCTCAACGAAGTCCGGTGAAAGCTGCTGCACGTCGCCTGAAAATTTGTTTATGTTAGGCGTGTAAGGAACAGAGTACGAGGCAGAATCGAAATCTGCAAAGCCAGGAACAGGGCGACTTGTACTTTCCTGAAAAGCGCTTAAAAAGACCTGATTGCACCTTTTGCACAGGGAAAGAAGGTACAGCGTGCATTTCCCATCAGAAGGGCTGTCGGGCTGAACGTAGTAAGCGCATAATGCCTTCGGCTCAATCGCGAAATGGCATGACGGGCATTCGGTAACCTCCTGATACGTGCAGCGCAATAAATACGATTCGCCCGGATACTCCGCGCTAGATGCTTTTATACTCTTTTTGCCCATAAGACCGCCTCTTTCTGTTTTTTCTTCCAGAATAGCACAGCGAGGGGCAATATGCAATAAAAAAGACATGAATAAACGAATTACGGATTATATGAGAGGAGGTGCAGACAATGCCAAGAATCCGGCAGTATGCCGACCGGTACACGGCAGAGGACTTCTGGAAGGAAATTAACCGCTGCTGCACCCTCGCGGGAATCCAGAGCGACAACGCCGCCGCTCTGGGGCGGGGAATCGGGGTGGATGGGCAAAACCTGCGGCACTACCGAAATGGAAAAACCGTTATGCCACTTGACGTCCTTCGGAAGCTGGTGACCACCCTCCACCCCAACCCGGCGGTGATCCTGAAAACCCTGGGGTACTCTGATAAGGAGATACGGGCGTTTGCGAGGGAATGGCAGTGATTTGAAATCTACGGCAGAATGCCGAAATTGAAAGGAGTTATTTATGGCGAAATACAAGTGTGGGGATAAGGTGCGGATTGTGAGCAAGAGGACGCAGCAGTGCTGGAACCCTTATATGGACAAGTATCTGGGAAAGACCATGACGATCATAAAATCCGGAATCAACAATGAAGGAGTTTACTATTGCATGGAGGAGGATCTCGACGATTTTCTTGGGCATTGGTGCTGGTACGAAGACATGATCGCTGGCCTTGCGGAGCCTGAGCGGGAACCCTGCACCGTGGAACTCCGCTTTGACGGGATGATTACCACGGCCACGCTGAAACGTGGAGGACGGGACGTGAAGACCGCAGAAGCCCGGTGCAATCCGAAGGATACCTACAGCAGAGCGGAGGGCGCAAGGGTCGCCGTTGAGCGGCTTTTTGCGAAGAAGCGCAAGGAGGACAAGCCAAAGGAGAGCAAGCCAAAGGTGGGAGACAAGTTCGTGGTTACCGGAAATCGCCCTTTTGGGAAAGGCCACCACTATTTCAAAATCGGCAGTACTGTCAAGTTGGTGAAGTTTTTGGGCGCAAAATCATCATACGTAGATGAGCGGGGGATGGAGCAGACCGTCCGAGCTGAGGATGTTCGCCCCTACAAGGAGAAATCCAAATGATGCCGAACGAGGTTGCCCAGCTTCGCACTATGGCGGAGATGAACCGCCGGTTGCGCCGGGAAAATGAGCATCTGCGGGAATCCTTGGGCATGGAAACGGAGGAACGCAAGGCGTTTGACGATGAGAACGTGGAGCTGTTTGATGTAGTCCACCGAAATCATGCGGTCAGGGGGTGATGATATGGCAAGCAGAAACAAGCCCGTGGATGCCCGGTGGGAGCCGGTGCCGGGGAACCGGAAGCCGTTCAATATCAAGGAATGCGTTTTCCATGTTCTCCCCTATGCGGGGCTGAATCTGGTGCTTTTCTGGTGGCAGCAGGCCGATTTGCTGGCAGACAGGGCGGCAGTTCCCGCAATGTGGGTGTGCGCTATCCTGATGGGTGCCGGTATCGGGCGTTGCATCAGAGGGCGATAAAAAGCCGCCCCCGATGTTACAGCACCGGGGACGGCAAGCGATAAAAAAATCTCTACCATTTACAGTATATCAAACTGAGAAAGGAAAGTCAACATGATAACTTTGTACGAAATGAGCAAGGAATGGCAGGACGTATTTGAAATGCTCCTCGACCCGGAAATCCCGGAAGAGGCCGTATTCGATACCATCGAGATGATCGAGGCCGATATGGATACCAAGGCCGATAGCTACGCAAAGATCATCAAGAGCATGGATGGGGATACCGCCCAGATCGATACTGAAATCAAGCGCTTACAGGAGCGGAAAACCTCTATCAACAATCGTCAAAAGGCGTTGAAGCAGCGCCTTTTCGATACCATGAAGGCCACAGGCCGGACGAAATTCAAGACGGCGCTATTCTCTTTCAATATTCAGAAAAACGGCGGTGCTCAGCCTGTGGAGCTGCTGGACGAGGTTCCGGCGGCATGGCTCAAGCCTGGAACGCCTGATCTTGCCAAAATCCGGGAGTATCTGAATCAGGGGAACCAGCTTCCATTTGCCGTTCTGGGAGATCGTGGCGAAAGCCTGAGAATCAGATAATGGGGGTGGCATCATGGCAAGAATGTTTCGGTTCCTGACCGCTGACGAGATTGAGGTCAAAATCAAGCAGGTCAAGGAAAATGGGCTGGTGTGTCTGCTGTACAAGACGGCGAGGACGGATATGGACTTGTTGGACGAGACTGTAGGGGCGGGCAACTGGACGAACGACTACAAGGAGATCAAGGGCAATCTGTACGCCGGTATCGGGATTATCCAGGAAAACGGCGGCATCCAATGGAAATGGGACTGCGGTATCGAGAGCCGGGAGGACGAGGAAGGCAACCAGAAAAAGGGCGAGGCAAGCGACGCTTTCAAGCGCGCCGGGTTCCGCTGGGGCATCGGCAGGGAACTTTACACGTCCCCGTTTGTCTGGATTCCCAGCAATAAGGCAGAGATCAAAGCATCTTCCTTCAACGGAAAGACCCGGTTCAACTGCTACGACAAGTTCAGCGTTGAGAAAATCGCCTATGACGAGAAGACCGGGCGGATCACCGGACTTGCAATCCGCAACGATACAAAGAACCTTCGGGCGTTTGTGTGGCAGCAATCATGACGGAGTTTACATTCACAGAGGCCAAACTGGAAGGCGGCTGGCTGATGGTCAAGCCCTCCCGTTCCGAGTTGGGCAAGGCAATGGCCTTTATCCGAAAGATGAAGGCCGCGCCCTATGATCTGGCCTTGAAAGAGCACCGGGAAAAGCGGAGCCTGGACGCAAACGCCTATGCATGGGTGCTGATTCACAAGCTTGCCGCCGCTATGGGGATTCCTCCGGTTGAGGTCTACCGGAACGCCATTCGGGGCGTGGGAGACAATTACACGCCTATGTGCGTCCGGGAACAGGACGTGGAGCGCTTCACACGGAGCTGGCAGAAAAACGGCCTTGGATGGCTGGTGGACAGCCTGGGCGCGTCTCAGGTGCCTGGGTGCCGGAACCTGGCGGCATACCACGGTTCCAGCACCTACGACACCAAACAAATGGCGCGGCTGATCGACAATCTGATACAGGACTGCAAGGCGCTGGACATTGAAACCTTGCCCCCGGACAAGCTGGAACTGCTCAAGGAGGAATGGCGTTGAGGAAGGACACAAAAGCGAGGGACTTCACCCGGGTCGAGAAAATAGCGATTGCACAGCGGGACAGCATTGACGGCTGGACGTGCTGCGTATTCTGCGGCGCTCCCGCCCCTGCCCCTCTGGCATGGAGCAACGCCCACTACATATCCCGGGCGCAGGGAGGGCTTGGCATTGCCCAGAACGGGCTTACCCTCTGCCCCAGATGCCACAACCGGTACGACCAGACCACGGCAAGAATGGAAATGAGGGCGTATTTCCGGGAGTACCTGATGGGCATTTATCCCGGCTGGAATGAAAACGATCTGATTTACAGGAAGGAGAACACATGAATAATTGTCAATTTGTCGGGCGGCTCACCGCCGACCCGGAGCTGAGAAGAACCCAGGAGGGGACGGCGGTTTGCTCCTACAGCGTGGCCGTCAAGCGGCCAATGACGAAGGATGCCACCGATTTTCTGGACTTCGTCACATGGCGGCAGGGGGCTGAGTACCTGACGCAGTACGGCCATAAGGGCGACATCGTAGCCGTTTCCGGAGCGCTGCAGGCCAGAGACTGGACGGACAAGAACGGGAACAAGCGCCGGACGTTTGAGATAGTGACCACAAACGTTGAGCTGCTTTCCAGCAAGCGCAATTCTCAGGATACCACCAATACCGGGACGGCGCAAAACGCCGGATACGGGCAGCCCAGCGCCCCACAGCAGACGAACCGGGGCAATGGATACAGCCAGCAGGGGTTCGGAGGATATCAGGAGATCACCGAAGACGACGCCGACTTGCCGTTCTAGGCTGGAAAAATCAATCTTTCCTCAAAAAGATTAACAGTATAGTTTGTATTTTCCCTTGGCGGTGGGAGGTAAAACCGCCAACTCCAAAGGAAGGAGCGAAAACGTGACGATTGAATTTACGATTCCCGGCGTTCCGCAAGGGAAGGAGCGCCCCCGCTTCACCCAGAACGGTGCGACATACACCCCAAAGAAAACGAAGGACTATGAAAAGCTGGTGGCATGGGCATACCAGTGCGAAGCCCACGGGGCAAAGTTCACCGGCACTATCCGGGTTGACATTGCGGCAATCTACCCCGTTCCCCATTCGTGGAGCAAGCGCAAGCAGGCCGAAGCGATTGACAATCGGATTCTTCCTATGGTGAAACCCGACTGGGACAACATAGGCAAGATTGTGTGTGATGCTCTGAATGGTATCGCCTACAAGGATGATGCGGCTATCACAGATGCCACAGTCTGCAAGAGGTACGGCACCCGCCCATGCGTGGCGGTTCGCCTCACCGGAGAGGAGGCACCCCGTGACACAGTGTGAGCGTATCCTGCGGCATTTGCAAGACTATGGGAGTATCACTCAGGCCGAGGCTGTTACCGAGTACGGCTGTTACCGTCTGGGTGCTAGAATCTGGGATTTGAAAGCCCAGGGCGTTCCCATCAAGAGCGAAACCGTCACCGGAAAGAACCGGTACGGGGAGCGGACGTGCTTCGCGCGGTACTCCATCATTAAAGAGGATTAGATAATGGCAATTGAATATTTCTGCGCTTATCACAGTTATCTGGACAGTATGGAGGAACTGAATGACACGGAGAGGGGGAGGCTTTTCACGGCTTGCCTAATCTACAGCAAGACGGGCGAAGCACCGCAACTCCGTGGTAATGAAAGATTCGTATTTCCAACTTTGAAAGCACAGATAGACCGAGATAAGGCAACATACGACAGCCGGTGTAAGAAAAACTCCGATAACATCCGCAAACGATGGAATACGGACGTATACGATGGCGAACAACCGTGTACGAATGATACCAAGACAAAGGAAAAGGAAAAGACAAAGGAAAAGGCAAAGGATAATTATATACCACCTTCGGTGGTTTGCGGTGAGCTGCCGAGCAGCCCCCCGCCTGCGGCAGTGCTTCCGCTGGTTGACGGCACGGATTTTGAGATTTCCGTGGAGATGGTTGCCGAGCTGTCCGGCCTGTATCCCGCCGTGGATGTAGCTCAGCAGTTGCGGAGTATGCGTGGCTGGCTTCTGGCAAATCCCAAAAACAGGAAAACAAAAGCCGGGATCATGCGCTTTGTCAACTCATGGCTCTCCCGGGAGCAGAATTCGGCTAGACCTGCGGCAAACCAGAAGCCGGGCGGCTATACCAGCGGCGTTGACCGTCTGGCGGAGATGTACAGGGAGGAATTTGGGAATGGATAAACAGGAAGCATACCAGATTCTCACGCTTTTGCAGGCAAATTATCCCGATTCTTTCCGGGGAATGTCCAAAGAAGCGGCAAATGTGAAGGTTAATCTTTGGGCGGATATGTTCTCCGAGGAGCCATTTGAGGCCGTTGCCGCCGCTGCAAAAGCGTACATAGCGACGGATACCGGCGGCTTTATGCCCACCATCGGGAAGCTGAAAGATATGCTCCGTCGGATGCAGTCTCCCCAGCAGATGACCCAGATGGAGGCATGGGGGTTGGTTGCGGGTGCACTGAGAAACAGCGTGTACGGCGCAGATGACGAGTTCCGGAAGCTGCCACCGGCGGTACAGCGGACTGTGGGAAGCCCCGCCCAGCTCAAGGAATGGGCGCTGATGGACGCAGAAACGGTGCAGTCCGTGGTTGCATCGAATTTCCAGAGATCGTTCCAAGTGTGCCAGAAGCGGGAGGACGATTACCAGAAGCTCCCCGGAGCGGTAAAGAGCTTTATCGCCGAGCTGGCCGGGAAGATGGAATTTGAAAAGCTACCGGAAGGCGGTGGAGCATGAAAAACGAAGTAGGCGGGGAAAAGGAACGCCCCGGCCAGTACATCTTTTCAGAAAGCCCATTTTGCAGGAACTGCACGCGGGACGATTGCCCCACCAACGGGGACGGCTGCAAGGCATGGGAAAAGTATTTCATCGATAACTGGAACAAAAACATCATGAAATCAATTGGAAACCACAAAAAACAACGCCAATTTTTTCGGTATGAACACCCGGATTTGGTGAGAGAGGGGATTGTTTTTGAGCATGAGCAAGGCGAAAATGTACGGCTGTTTCACGGTGAAGCGGAATTGCACCCCGCCCAAGTGGGGGAAAGTTCCTCGGAGGAATAAAGGAAAACAGAAAGGAAATGCAAAATGAAAGGTTACAAAGGATTCAACCCCGGCTTGATCTGCAAGGATAAGCAGTATCAGGAAAATACCGTCTTCGAGGAACCGGAGGCGAAAATCTGTGAAAAGGGAATGCACTTTTGCGAAAATCCATTTGACGTGCTGAACTATTACGATTTGATTCGCTCTGATGGAACGCCGAACGAGTTTGCCGAAGTTGAAGCGCTGGACGAGCCAAAGACGGATGATAAGGAAAAGTTCTGCTCCCGAAAGCTGAAAATCGGCGTAAAACTGGGACTATCCGGATTTATCAAGGCATGTGTGGATTTTGTACTGGAAAAGACTATTGCTGAGACGCCGAGTGAAAACGTTGATTCCGGGTACTCCGCCCGGATTGGCAGTTCCGGGGACTCCGCCCGGATTGGCAGTTCCGGGGACTCCGCCCGGATTAACTGCACTGGAAGCAATTCCGTGATTTGCTGCGCCGGACATGGCTCTGTGGCAAAAGCGCCAATTGGCTGCTGGATTACACTTGCGGAGTGGAAATACGATGGAGCAAAGCGACGATACGTTCCGGTATGTGTGAAAACGGAGTATGTCGATGGCGAAAAAATCAAAGCGGATACACCGTACATGCTGAAAAACGGGGAGTTTGTGGAGGCTGAGAGTGATGGGGAATAAATCTGACAAGTGTTCCAGCTGCAAGCACCGAATTGCCCCGGATGGATGGGCGGCTTGTGACGGCTGCATTCACGATGAAGGCTTGAAAGATCGGTATGAGCCGATGAACAACGCCGACCGTATCCGGAATATGACGGATGAGGAGCTGGCAAAGTTACTCAGCACCGGGACGTTTATTTGCGAGGGGCGTAAAGATATCTGCGAGGATATGCCGGGATGCGAGGAATGCAGGTTGGCATGGCTCAAAGCCCCGGCAGAAAGCGAGGGGGAGAAATGAAAGTTTTGATAGCCTGCGAGGAATCGCAAACCGTGTGCAAGGCGTTCCGGGCGCTGGGGCATGAGGCCTATTCCTGCGATGGTATTGCAAAAGCTATGGCGGAACAGTGGGGCGGAGACGTTAGGGAGGAAACATGATGGCAAAGAAAATTCTTGACGTGACCTGCGGGAGCAGAACGATTTGGTTCAACAAGAACCACCCTGCCGCGATCTACTGCGACGTTCGGGGCGAGGAATGCACGGGGGTCTGGAAGAGTACCAACAGAGGTTCAGAACGAACCTGCATCGTGCATCCAGACGTGCTGTGCGACTTCACGGATCTGCCGTTTCCTGACAACTCGTTTGCGCTGGTCGTATTCGATCCGCCGCACCTTCGGCGCGTCGGCGAAAATGCGTGGATGCGGAAGAAGTACGGGCAGCTCGGCGAGAATTGGCGCGAAATGCTGCATGACGGATTTCGCGAGTGTATGCGCGTATTAAAACCGGACGGCGTGCTGATTTTTAAGTGGGCAGAAACGCAGATCCCCGCCGCAGATGTTTGGGCGGCAATCGGAGAACGCCCCCTTTTCGGGCATCATAGCGGCAAAAAATCACAGACCTTTTGGGGATGCTTTATGAAGCTGGAGGATGCGTGAACAGTGGGGATAGACCATTTTCGTGAGGTCACGGAAATGGTCTAACCGCCTCGAAATCGACACTGTTAGGAGAGACCAATGACACGAAAACGTTTTGTAAAACTGCTGATGGCCGAGGGATTCAGCCGGAATTATGCGAATTTTATCGCTGAAACTTGGGCAAGCAAGGATTTTTCGTATGAAGAAATTGCGGCCAGAATATGGTGATAAGCCCGGGGCAACCCGGGCGGGAAGGAGATAATTATGAACATTGATTTTAACGAAATTGTCCAGCAGAAGCTGGCACAGATGGAGGCCGAGGGCGTTATCCAGAAGAAGATTGAGGACACCCTGGAAAAGTCCATCATGGACGCTATTGATTCCCAGCTGGGCAGCTACTCTTTCAAGAATGCCCTGGGCAAGCAAATGGAGGGCGGAATTTCCCAGGTGGCCAAGGACTGCGGTCTGAGTGCCTATAACGGTTTTATTGCCGAAAAGGTAAAGGCCATTCTTTCCAGCATCGTATCTGATGACTTGGGCAAGAAGATCGAGACAGCCGTGAGCGGCATCCTGGTGCAGCGGTACGAAGGAATTAAACTGTCCGACGTCTTCAAGCGCTACCGGGAGCACGTCATGAACAGCACGGACTATTCCGAGGCGGAAGACCGGCAGAAGTTCACTATGGAGCTGGAAATCGAGGAGGGTTACACCGGCAGCTTTACATACTACACTTGCAAGTTCTGCCCAGAGCCTGAATATGACGCAGACGATTATGATTCCGTTGAAGTCCGTTTCTCCAAATACGGAAATGAGCAGACCGCTTCCATCAGAAGCCTGACCATTGGCGGCCTGGATATGTCCAAAACCCTGAAATTCGGCTATCTGGACCCGTTCGACCAGTTCCTTGTAAATCTGTTCCTGAACAAAACCGAGATCATCGTGGACGCCGACGCTGCCGAAAACGCTGCCGAAGACAACGCCTATATCGACTATTAAGGAGTGCTTACATGGACGAAATCAAGCTGAAGCCCTGCCCGTTTTGCGGGGGTAAGGCAGAGTATATAATCAACAAAAACTACGAACGGTGCACAACGCATGGATGGCAATTTGGCATCAAGTGTACTAACTGCATGATTGAACTGCCTATGAGAGATTTCATCGTAACGGCGGACTTGAAATCGAATGGGGAAATTGTGTTTGCCAAAGACGATCGTAAAAAGGCCGCCGATATGTGGAACCGGAGGGCTGACAATGGCTAAAGCGGTACTTATCAGCATTCGCCCGGAGTGGGTGGAGAAGATTGCCAGAGGTGAAAAGACCGTTGAGGTGCGAAAAACCAGGCCAAAGCTGGACACGCCGTTCAAATGCTACATCTACTGCACGCAAGGCAACGACGCACGCAGACTGCGCGGCTCATGGGGCAAGGTCATTGGGGAGTTTATTTGCGACCGGGTTGAAACCATCAAGGCGGCAACAGAACCGTATGGAATCTACGATGTGGACGATGACTTTGTGGCGCAGACTAGGCTTGTGGACGGTGCTTTGTGGGACTACGGAAAAGGTGCAACGCTTTACGGCTGGCACATTTCCAAGCTGGAAATCTACGACACGCCGAAGAAGCTGAGCAAGTTTTTTCGCCCGCTTGAAATCTGCATAGGCAAAGTGTGCGATGAATATGGGTGTGCATATTGCGAAAATGGCGGTCATATCAAACGCCCGCCCCAGAGTTGGTGCTATGTGGAGGAATTGCAATGAGCGATTACATCAGCCGGGAAGCGGCGATTGCCGTAGCCGAAGATGCGCAGAAGAAGCTGTGCCCACTTGGCTTGTGGGGCAGAAGATTCGCGTTTGATAAGGAACAATATAATTTATGGCAGGAACTCATAGAAAAATTGGAGGCTATCCCCGCCGCCGATGTGGAGCCGGTGCGGCATGGGAACTGGAATATCCGGCTTGCAGATGAAATGACCCTCTGCCTGGAATGCTCCATCTGCGGGCGCAGAGTGGACAACATCGACCTGCACTACCTGCTGGAAGCCGGAGAATACGGCGAGGCTTGCCGGAGATACCCGTATTGCCATTGCGGCAGCAAAATGGATTTGGAGGAGCACAATGGCACATGATTTTTTGGGAAATGAATTAAGCGTTGGAGATGATGTTGTATTTCTGAATTACAACGGAACTTCTGCCAGCTTAGAGCGTGGAAAAATTACAAGAGTATCAGAGCATACAGCAGAAATCAGCGGCAAACGTAGAGCGGAATACAAGATTGTCAAGGTTAATCCTGTGAAACCCACGATGGGTAACACATGGATTTCGTGCAGTGAGAGGCCGCCGGAAGAACTTGAACCTGTAAATGTGGTGTGGGTAAATCACAACCCAATGCCGTACTACCGGTACATGAAGGACGTTCCGCAAAAAGCGACTGCTGTCTATTACAGGGAGGCTTGGTATTGGTGGTCGTGTGTTTGCGAAGATTTGCTTGTAGAGTGCGGCGCGAACGAAACGGATCAGGTGGATGACGATATTGAAATCACCCACTGGCAGCCGCTTCCTGAACCGCCGAAGGAAGGAGGCGAAGAGAATGGCTGATTTTATCGAGGTGCATCTGCAGGGCAAGCCCCGGCTGGTTAATCTGGACTGGGTGGAGGATATATGGCCAACGGAGAACGGAACGGAGATTTATTTTGCGTTTACCAGCCCTGATGATACATCACAGGATTTTATAACAACAGATGAAAGCTACGACGAGATCAAACGCATTATAGCCTATCAGCGGGGCGAAAAGGGGGGCAAATCAGAATGAGTGAAAGACAAGAACACCGCCAGCGCCTTAACGCTAGAATCGCTTACGCCGCCGCTATTGAGCGGTGGGCGAAGAATCAGCCGCCACGCATTCGGTTCTTCGCCGTCAGACGCTGGCTGAAAGAGATGCCGAGGAAGGAGGATTTTTATGAGGCTGATTGAGGGGCGATCATTTTACAAAGAGCCGTGGTACGGTAGTTATCATTCGATGATGGACAGATGTTACAGGAAGAAAGCACATATTGAAAAAGTGCTTGCGAAGGAGAATTTGAGATGCCACGCTTAATTGATGCAGAGGAATTGGAACTCCAATTTGATGTTTCCGACGAAGATATTATAGCAAAGGAGATAATCCGGAATGCCCCCACCGTTGATGCCGTCCCCGTGGTCAGGTGTCGGGACTGCAAGCATCTGCACATGTGGGACCAGAAAGATAGATACGCATTTTGCCCCAAAACAAGCATCGTGTTTTCGCCATTCGAGAAAGATATAAGGACATTCTTTTGCAGCCACGGAGAAAGGAGAAAATCGAATGAAAATCACACTTGATATTCCCGATGGTATGATCGGCGGCTTCCTGAACGGTGTGATGAATACACGCAACGGGCCGAGGTTTGTAAGCTATCCGATGGATAGCGATGACATGCGCGATGGGGCAGAAATCAAACTGCCCCGGGAGACCAAAAATGAGCAATGAACTCACCTACATGGACTGCTGGCACTTTATCGCCCCGCTGATTCCGGTGGACACGGGCTACACAATGGATATTTACATCATGGTGTTTAACGCCCTGAAAGAAGCGGAGAAGAAGCGGATTGCAGAAAAGGGAAAGGGGAGGAAAGCTACGCATGACGCGTAAACGCTTTATCAAACTTCTGGTGGGGAAGCTTCCGCTTTCCCGGAACGAGGCAAACTACATTGCCGATATTGTAAGAATTTTTGATCGGAGGGAATCATGAGCAAGAAACCGGACTATCTTACCCTGTGCTCCATAGCCGCCCAGAAGGCCGGGACGAGCTACGGGAAGTACATGGCAATGCACGGATCCCCCCCGCCAATTCAGGCCGATGTTGAGGACGTGGAAGCCCCGCAGGGCATTGTTAAGGTCTGCCCCCAGTGCGGGAAGGAATTCACGCAGGGCAAGATCAAGCAGAAAATCTATTGCAGCTTGGAGTGCCAGAAAGCCCACGCCCAGAGAGCCGCTCAAAGGAGATACCGCGACAAAAAAGCGGCGGCTGACGCGGGATAAGGAAATGGGGCGGTAATGTGGAGTACAGGGACGGCAGGAAGTACTGCGTCGGGTGCTGGTATTTCTTCGGATACTACGAAGGCAGCCGGTGCTGCAATTACATATTCGTCTGCGGGGAAAAGCGGCCTTGCCCGCCTGGGAAGGATTGCACCGAAAGGAGGGAGAAAACGAAAAACAGGAGACGGAATTTAATATTATAGCTTTATCCCTGTATAGTATATATTAAATATAATCTTATATCTCGTGTATATTGTGTATATCTATACAGGGATTCAATAAGATATGCAAGGAGGAACGGAATGAACTGGAAGTATGAGGCCATTGAAAAGCTAAAGGAGTACAGTGCAAAGAGGCAGGCCCTGAACAGTATTCCCGAAGAAATGGCGCGGCTGGAATCCGCTATGCAGAGTATCCGAAGCGCCACGGCTGACGGTACGCCGGTAAGCGGCGGTGGCTCCGGCCGGGAAGATGCGATGCTATCGAATATCGTTCACCGTGAGGAACTGGCGCGGTCGCTGGAACAGGCGAGGAAATGGGTGTCGCTTGTGGATTCCGGGCTTGAATCGCTTAGCGCCGATGAAAAGAAGATACTGAGCAGATTCTACATAAGCCCGGCTAGAGGCAACGTCGATGCCCTGTGTGAAGAACTTGGAGTGGAAAAAGCTCAGGTTTACCGCCGCCGGGATTCAGCACTACGACATTTCACGCTATGCCTGTATGGGCAGACTGAAAGCTGAAAAATGAGAAAAAAATGAGACGATTTTTCAGTTTGAATGTGCTATACTGGTAAAAAAGAAAAAGCGCAAGAGGCTTGGGATTGTTCCTGAGCCTCTTTTTGCATGGCGCGGTAGATAACGAGTTGGGCGCTCTCTCCCCAACAGAAGGCCGTTTGAATCGGCCTCGCGCCATATATATCGCCGATGGCCTCCCTATCGGCGCAGCGGGCGCTTTTCGGTGAAGTATGCCCCAAATGCCCACGGGTGGGAAACCGAGTTCAAAAAACATTTTAATCAACAGGAAGGATTGATAGTAATGTTTGTAGAAATCGCAAAGGTCGGGAAGCAAGAGCGCCCTACAGTAACAAGCCTTGATGTGGCGGAGACGTTCGGGAAACTGCATCAGCACGTTCTCAGAGACATTCGCGAACTTGGATGCAGTGAGGAATTTCGGCTGTCCAATTTTGGACAGTCGAGCTATGAGAACGCGCAAGGACACAAGCAGCCGATGTTCATCATAACCCGCGACGGGTTCACCCTATTGGCCATGGGTTATACTGGCGAACTTGCTATGAAGTTCAAGGAAGCGTATATCAAGCAGTTCAACGCTATGGAAGCCGCCTTGCAAGGCAAGCTGATCGAGCGCGAAAAAGGGATTGCCGTTCGTCAGGCGTTGACCAAAGCGCTACAGCAGTCCAGAGAGGACGAGCGGATGCACGGCCATGCGTATTCCAATTACACGAATTGCATCTACAGGGCGTTGTTCGGGAAAGACGCGGCGCAGCTTCGCCGGGATTATGGGCTTGGCGCAAAGGACAATCTTCGGGACGCATTTCCGCAGGAAGAACTTGCCGCTGTGCAGTCCATGGAGCGCCTTGTGAGCGGCCTTGTTGACTGCGGATGGGAATATGCGCAAATTAAAGAATTTATCGGAAAGACCAATTCAAGATTGGCTATTTCCGCATGATGAGCAACTGGTAAGCTACTTTGCCGAGTTGCTTTTTTATTATCCTGAATGAGAGGTGGTGACGGGTGGCAGATGGAACGAAGAACCTTATTCCCTTCGACCAGAGAACAGAGGAAGAACAGAAAAGAATACGAACAGCTGGCGGCATTGCCTCCGGTGCCGCCCGCCGTCGAAAGCGGAACCTGAAACAAGCAGCTGATCTGTACCTGTCCTTGCCAGTAACAGACAGACGTGTGCGGAATAAAATTGCCCGTGACGGGGTGAATCCTGAGGATATCGACAATCAGATGGCCATGATCGTTGGACTGACAGAGGCAGCGGTTCGGGGAGATGCCAGATGCGCCAAGGTTCTGGTTGATTTGCTTGGGGATTCCACCGTGGAAGAACCCACACCGGATGACGGATTCATGGACGCACTTCGAGAAGAGGCGGGACAGATATGGCAGGAGGATTAAAACAGGTGGCATTTCGGTTTCAGCCCTTTTCCAGGAAGCAGAAGCAGATACTCACCTGGTGGCTCCCGGAATCCGGTGTATCAGACGCAGACGGAATCATAGCAGATGGAGCCATCCGGTCAGGGAAAACCGTGTGTATGTCGCTGGCTTTCATTCAATGGTCGATGCACAGCTTCAACGGCCAGAATTTCGGAATGTGCGGAAAAACTGTGGGCAGCTTCCGACGGAATGTTCTATCTGTGCTCAAGCAGATGCTTCCGGCAAGGGGATACACCATACGCGACAGGCGGACGGATAACCTGGTGGTTATCTCCCGGGGCAGCACCGAGAATTATTACTACATCTTTGGCGGTAAGGACGAAGGCTCCCAAGATCTGGTGCAGGGCATTACCCTGGCTGGAATTCTTCTGGATGAAATCGCCCTGATGCCGGAGAGCTTCGTCAATCAGGCAACCGGCCGCTGCTCTGTGGACGGCTCCAAGTTCTGGTGCAACTGCAACCCGGCAGGCCCGGAGCATTGGTTCAAAAAGCAATGGATCGACGAACGGCAGAAACGGAACCTTCTGTACCTCCACTTCACCATGGAGGATAACCTGAGCTTGTCGGAGCAGATACGAGCCAGATACCGGGCGATGTACACCGGCATTTTCTACCGGCGGTATATCCTGGGGCAGTGGTGCCTTGCGGAAGGGCTTGTGTATGAGTTCGACCCAGAGAGGCACGTCACGCACGATTTACCGGAATGTGGAGAGTGGTATATATCCTGTGACTATGGAACACTGAACCCATTCTCTGCTGGCCTGTGGTGCGTCAGAGACGGCGTTGCTGTCCGGGTTGCGGAATTTTATCATTCCGGCAGGGAACAGCAACGACAGCTAACGGATGAGGAATACTACCGGGCAATCGAACAGCTAGCCGGTGACAGGGATATCCGGCACATTGTGGTTGACCCGTCTGCGGCCTCTTTTATTGCCTGCATTCGCTCACACAAGCGTTTCTCCGTCAGGAAAGCGAAGAATGATGTTATGTACGGTATTCGCCTGACGGCCATGATGCTCCAAGCTGGTGTTATCAAAATCGGCTCTGGCTGCAAGGACGCGATTCGGGAATTTGGCCTGTACCGCTGGGACGACAAGGGAGAAGTGGATAAGCCTGTGAAGGAAAACGATCATGCCATGGATGATATCCGGTATTTCTGCGCGACCGTCATGCGCAGAAACCACCAGGCACGAAAGATTATTGGAGGAATTTGCGATGAGGAAACGGATTCGTAAATGGATCGTGGATATGGCACCTATTTGGGCGAAAGCGTCGTTGCAAGCCGATATCAGGACGCTTGAAGCGGAAAATCGGCAGCTTCGGGCGGAAGTGGATACTTTGAACGCCTATATACAGGGATTGCAGTATGCAACCCGTGCGCTGCGGCGCATCACGATCAACGCAGGAGGAGAAAAGCGTGATTTATCCGAACAGTGATTATGAAATGGCGTTTCGCGCCGTTGACATGACATCTCCGGAAATGAAAAAGGCCATCCAGAGGTGGCAGAATCTGTATTATGAGAAGGCCGCGACCCCGGATTATGACCCGTGCCAGCGGATTCCATATACCATCGTCCGTAAACTGACAAAGACGGCATTTTCGGAGTATTCGGCATCCAGCAAAGACGCGTTTGTTTCCGAAATCCTCGATGCGGCAGACGCGAAAAAGAAAAGCGCCATGCAAAAAGCCCTGATCGGCGGAGAAAGCGGCTTAAAGCCCATCCCGACGGGCAGCGGGTTCCGCTTCGCAGTTGTGAGCAGACCGAACATTCTGGTATTTGGCCGGGACGGGGACGGGAACATGACCGACATCGGCATGGCAGAACACAGCATCCGTGAAAGATTCTATTACACGCTGTTGGAGCGGCGCACGGTGGATGACAGCGGGTATCTGACCATTACCAACAGACTGTATCGGTCGAACGACCAGAACAGCTTGGGGCAGGCTGCTGCGCTTACAGAGCTGCCACAGTATGCGGAACTTGCAGAAGAATACACGTTCCCTGAACCACTGGGAAGCGTCGGCGTTGCATGGCTGAAAACGCCGATTGACAACAGTGTGGACGGTAGCCCCGACGGGGTATCCGTTTATGACGCGGCTGTCGGCCTGATTGAAAATATCAACCGGAACGAGGCGCAGATCAACGGAGAGTTTGAGCGTGGGAAAAGCCGGATTATTGCCAGCGCGGATATGCTGGAGGTTGACGAGGTCGGCGGGCGGAAAACCCTGTCCGCAAGCGTATTCACCGCAGTTGATGAAGCCCCCGACGATATAGGTATCACTATTTTCTCCCCGGCGCTGCGGGAACAGTCGTATCTTGCCAGAAAAACGGAATATCTCCGGAATGTGGAGAACGTGATAGGCTTAAAGCGCGGGCTGCTGTCCGAGGTGGAGGCCGCAGAAAGAACGGCTACCGAGGTAACGTCCTCTGAGGGTGACTACAACCTGACGATTATCGACTTCCAGCAGATGTGGGAAAGCGCACTGCGAGAGGCCGTCAGGCTGTGCGGCGTTCTGGGGCGGATGTACCGCGTACCCGGTGCCCACGACGTGGGAGATGATTCCATTGTCGTGGATTGGGGCAACGGCGTTCTGTTCGATGAGGAAAAGACTTGGGCTGACTACAAGGACATGGTCGCGGCGGGGCTGCTGAAACCCGAGATTGCACTCGGGTGGAAATTCAACATGCCCCGGGATACGGAAGCACAGTTAGCGAAAATTCGGAAGAAGTACATGCCGGAAGTCGTAGAGGACGGTGAATAACTGTGCTGACCGCTGACCAGATTGAAGCCCTTGGAAATAAGGCACAGCAGCTCATTACCCCGGTGACGGAGTTCCTGATTGAGGATATCGCCAGGAGAATTGCGGAAGCTGGCCAATTCACCAGCACAGCGGCCTATCAGACGTGGAGGCTTCAACAGCTGGGTATTTCTCAGCGGCAGTTAAAAAAGGAGCTTCGAAAGCGGCTGAAAGTATCCCACCGGGAGCTTCGGCGACTGATAGAAAAGGCCGGGGAAACCGGATACAGTTATGACATACGGAAACACCCCTATGTACAGGCGGTGCCATTCCGCAGCAATGAGGTCTTACAGCAGATTGTGTCTGCTGCGGCGCAGCTGGCCGATTCCGAACTGGACAATATCACCCAGACAATGGGGGCAGTCATGCCGAATGGCAAGGCTGTGGGGCTTACAGACGCTTACAGACAGGCTTGCGATTTCGCCTTTACGAAGGTTTCGACGGGGGCGCAGGATTATGCCTCCGCCATCCGGGAGGCTACCCGGAATCTGGCAGAAAAGGGGATTGTCACAGTCGACTATGAATCCGGCGTTCATACCTCCATGGAAGCCGCTGTCAGGCGTAGCGTTATGGGCGGCTTGGGACTGATGCAGGAGCAGATCAGTCAGCAGAACCACGATGATTTCGGCTGTGACGGCTGGGAGATATCCGCTCACGCGGCCAGTGCCCCCGACCATGAGCCGATTCAGGGCAGACAGTACAGTGACGCAGAATATGAGAAACTGAATAACTCCCTTGTGCGGCGTATCGGTACGCTGAACTGTGGCCATGCGGCTTTCCCGATTATTCTTGGTGTTGATTCTCCGCAATACACGCCGGAGGAACTGGACAAATTCAGGAAAGATAACGAAAAAGGCATTGACTACGACGGGAAGCACTACACCACGTATGAGGCTACCCAGCGTCAGCGGCGGCTTGAATCCGCCATTCGGAAGCAGAAACGCAGGATTCTGGTTGATGAGGCCACTGGGGACAAAGAGAACTTACAGCGCGATCAGATCAAATACCAGGTTCTGAATCAGGAATATAAGCGCTTTTCCGAAGCGGCAGGGCTGCGGATGCAGCATGAGCGCATGGAGATGCCCGGGTTTGGTGCAAAACAGGCCAGAGAGGCGGAAAAGACGGCAGAAAGCAATGAGAAAAACTTGCAATTTATCAACAACGATGCTACAATCAAGGCGGAATCCGGATTGCCGAAAAAGTTGCAGGAAGCAGATACCGTAATTCCCCATACTGTGACTGTAAACCTTCCTAAAATCCAAGGAGTTGTACCAAAGGGCGCTACGGCGGTTGAGGTGTACACAATGGCCGGTGACGGGACAAGCACACCAATTCGGGATTTGAAGCGCCTGTATGCTACATACCCTGACTATGGGGACGCAAGCGGCTGGAAGAAGAAATCCGGGACGGTATATGCAAAGAGCCATCACTATGTGGTACACTGGTACGAGAATACCAAGGGCGTTCCGCTTGATGAAATTAAACTGAAAGGGGCGAAGTAATATATGCGTGTTCGATACATAGGTAAGAGCTTTGGAATTGATGGTTTGTCGGACGGAAAGGAATATGAGGTTCTTTCCTGCGACGCCGATTCTGGCGCACTTCAAATTGTTGATGACAGCGACGAAGACTATCTCTACGACCCGCACAACCCTCGCCCGATTGCAAACCCAAACCACCCCGGCGGAAGGTTTGAAATTGTCGAGGATGACGCGTCGGGAACCCTTAGAAAAGCAATATACGGATAAGCCGAGAGAGCTATGGAAACATGGCTCTCTTTTCTCGTGCGAAAGGAGCGAACGGGCATGATGTACTGTCCCTATGCAGTTAACCGGCATCTGGTTCAGCAGACAACGTATGAGTATAACGATGACAACTACCAAACACTTCAACAGACGATAGAACACAACACCGCCGAGTTTGTGGAGCGCAAAAAGGAATTATGCGGCGCATGGCGCGATGGGAAGTGCCACTATAATCAAGTTGATTGAAGCAACTATTCGGGTTTTCCGAACGGTTGCTTTTTTCATACCATTTTTGCCGTGGCAGGCGTAAAACGAGCCGACAGCAGGGGACGCAACCCCCATATAACAAAGCATAGCTGAGAAAGGAAGTATATGAAACGCGAGTTTTTGCAGAATTTCAAGGTAGGAGACCAGCCCCTGAGCAAGGAGATCATTGACGAGATCATGGCAGAGAATGGCCGGGATATCGAAGCGGCTAAGAAGCCTTTTGCTGACTATGACACCATCAAGAGCCAGCTGAGTGAGGCGCAAAAGACCATTTCCGGCTTTAAGGAGCAGGACATCGATACCATCAAGCAGTCTGCCAAGGATTGGGAAAAGAAGTACAACGATGCCATTGCCGAGAGCAACCGGAAGATCGCGGATATGGAATTCTCCCACGCCCTAGATGCCGCCATCACCGGCGCAAAGGGTAAAAGCACCAAGGCGATCCGGGCGCTGCTGGACATCGACACTTTGAGAAGCAGCAAGAACCAGGAAACGGACATTAAGGCCGCTCTGGAAGCTCTCCGGAAGGACAGCGGCTATTTGTTCGATGACGGCAAAACGCCGCCCCCCTATGCCGGGAAGACCGGTACAGGGCAGCAGGAGCCTAACGGCGAACCGACGACCCTCGCCGGTGCGCTCAGGGCAAATTACAACATGAAGTGAAAGGATGATTTTTAACTATGGCAATTACTCTTGCAGAAGCAAAGGTCGGCATGGCCGACAAGGTCGATCAGCAGGTGGTCGACGAGTTCCGGCGCAGTTCTCTGTTGCTGGACAGACTGGTGTTTGATAACGCCATTTCCCCCGGCACCGGCGGTTCCACTCTGACCTACGGTTACATTCAGCTGAAAACCCCCTCTACTGCGGCTGTCCGTGCTATCAACAGCGAATACACCGCAGGCGAGGCGAAGCGGGAGGAAAAGACCGCCAAGGCCGTTATCATGGGCGGTTCCTTCCAGGTTGACCGCGTGATTCAGAGCACCTCTGGAGCCATTGATGAGCTGGCATTCCAGGCGCAGCAGAAGATCAAGGCAACCAGCAACTATTTCCACAATCTGGTGATCAACGGCACCTCCGCCGCGTCCGGCACCGGGTATGTCACGAACACCTTCGACGGCCTGAGAAAGGCTCTGGCGGGCACCTCCAACGAGTTCGCTACGGATATTGACCTGTCCGATTCCACCAAGCTGGACAGCAACGCCAATGCCTTCGTTGACCAGCTGGATCAGCTGACCCACATGGTGGACGGCGGCGCTTCTCTGCTGCTGATGAACACCGCCATGCTGCTGAAAGTCCGGGCGGCTGCCCGCCGGGCGGGGTATTACGACCGCAAGAAGGACGACTTCGGCAGGGCTGTGGAGTACTTCGGCGATATCCCCATCATGGATGCCGGTATGTACTACAACGGCACCAAGTCTGTGGATGTCATCGACACCTCCACCCCCAGCACCACCGCCGCCGGTACTTCCAGCATCTACGCTGTGAATATCGCCCTGGACGGCTTCCACGGCATTTCCCCCACCGGAACCGGCGTAATCAACAGCTATATGCCCGATCTGAAAGCCCCCGGCGCTGTGAAGAAGGGCGAAGTGGAGCTGGTGGCCGGTGTTGTGCTTAAGAATACGCTGAAGGCGGCGGCGCTGAACGGCATTATCCTGAAGCCCAAGACCGCGTAACGGAAAGGAGACGCCCTGATGATTGACTATGATTTTTACATAAGCAGCTTTCGGGGCGACGCTATCCCCGCAGAGGACTGGAACACGTGTGAAGCCCGTGCGGCGGCGCAACTGGCAAGATACAAGCGCATATACACGGTAAAGGCACCGGAGGAAAACTCTGAAGCCCTTGCCGTGTGCGCCATGGCAGAGGCTATTCACGGCTTTGATCTGATTACCAACGGCGAGGGCGGCGCTGTTCAGTCTGCGTCTATCGGCTCCGTTTCGGTGAGCTATGGCAGCGGGAACGGTGTTGATGTCAGCGCCAGAGGGCAGTCGCGGG